GTTGTAACAACTCTTCCTGCTCGGTGGAACCATCGCTCCCATTTTCTTCCTCCATATCAGCTAGTGCATTATTTAGCATATCATCTACTGAAGTTTTATCTTGTTGCGATTTCCAATCTCTCATCTTCTGTATCCATTCACCTGTAGGAAATGAATGACCCATATGTGCTACTCTCGTGTCATACACTGTAACCCTATGGGTATAAGGATCTTCTTCTTCCTCTATTGGTGTAGAAACTGCAACAGGTTTCTCTAAAACAGCATCCCAAGGTGGACAATAAGTAGGTTCACCATCTAAACGAGGACTACATGCTTCTACTTTCGGTGCAAAATATCCTGCTCCAATAACAGCAAGAACCACTGTTCCCAATAAGGTAACAGCGGCTACTACTTTCTCATTAGCACGTACTCGTGCTGTAAGTTCTTTTTGTTTCTCTACTAATGCATCAACTTTCGTGTGCAACACTGCTATGTGTGCGTCCACTTTCAGATCCTGCAATGTTTTCTTGCTCATTAGGATACCATGTATCATACATGAATATGTAGTATATACTAACACCCACTGCTACTAAAAGTAAAGCCAGCATTATATTAATTGACCAAACTACATCAGACATATGCCTGTGCAGCAAGTCTTATTGCTAAACCTAGAGATGTTCCCATGATGGTTATTCTACTCATCCACCACATGATCTCGTGCTTGTGTTTTGTAATTCTACTCATGATTAATGTCCCATTGGAATACCTGCAGCCATGAAGTTAGAGATATTCTTTACCTCTTCACTGGTGCAGTAATCAATAAAATGAGGATGCTCCCTTAGATAGGAAACATCCTCTTTGCTATGTTCTATTGCATCGTATGCACTCATGGCATATTCACATATCTCATAATGATGTAGTTGATTATCGTGATAACCGACTGTGTAATGTCTTTGTTGCGTTAGGGGCATGATTCTTTCAATCCCATACTGCATATATTTATAGCATACTATAGTAAAAAATACCTAATTATGTGTGGACTCACTGACTATGTTATGTTTTCAGAACCTCCTTGAAAATCCTTAATACTTTCTGATCCACCTATAGAAAAAGGATTGTACTTTGAAGTAGCAATTCTATACATCTTCTCATGCATGGTAACTACCTCTTCCGCAGTCTTTTCAAACTCAGGTGTTGATTCATGACGAGAAGCATAGGTATCACTTTCAAACCAATCCTCTGCAATATCTTCTTCTGGTCTTGGATTTTGTTCTAATTCAGTCATTTTTTCAGGAGTTGCATACTTATTTGTACCATTTGCTATAGGCATTGAATCTAAAGGATTGGATCTTCCTACACCTACTTCTCCTTTAGAAAAAATATTTTTAATTGAATCAAACATACTCATACTGCAATAACTCTTTGTACTTCAGGGAATCTCTCTTTAACTAACTTCTCAATACCCATAGTTAATGTCTGAGCACTCATAGCACATCCTGCACAAGCACCTAACATTCTTACCATCACAATAGGGCCTTCTTTTAAATAATCTATTGCAACAAACTCCAGATATCCTCCATCCATTTCTACATAAGGACGCATTTCATCTAAAACTTCATTAACATTAGTATCATTCAGTTCCATTACAATAAAATAGCACCAATAATAAATCCCTTCGTAAATGATACCACAAGCATCTGGTAATCTGTCAAGTTAAATTTATCTTGAAACCTCTTCGCTAGGTTCCGATCCCATTCCACTACTTTGTCGAATCCCGTCTTGATGTTTAGGTTCCACATTGTTTTTCCTCCAAGGTTCTTGGTGTGATAGATCAAGCCATCGTTTAATCCAACTCGCAACCTTTACCATAATATTAAGGGAATTGAATTTCATCAATAAAGACTTTCCTCTTGTTCAGTTAATAGTGTAATATCAGATTCAGGATATGCAACACAAGTAAGAACAAATCCTTCTTCTAATTGATCATCATCTAAGAATGATTGTTCCTCTTGATTCACAGATCCCTCCTCTAGTTTCATAGCACATGAGGAACATGCACCAGCACGACATGATGAAGGATGATCCAAACCTGCTTCTTCTAGTGCATCTAGAATTGTAGTCTCTGCATCGCATTCATATGTTTCAGTTGAACCGTCTGGTGTTTGAAGAGTAACTGTATAAGACATTTGTTGTATGCAACCGTATTATATATTACAAGTTACAGTTTGTATGTGTCACCCTTTTCAGACTGAGGAGGTTGAGAAGTTATATTTAATGGTGCCTGTTCAATTCTAATTATTTGAGCAGGTGCAGTTTGAGTTGCTTTCTCAATCAACTTCTCCATGTCTGCTTTTGAAACTGGAGGAGTACCACCAGCATTACCATTACCATTCATCTTCATTGTTCCATCACCCTTCTTGGATGCGGTTTGAATTCCGAAGCTGGCCAGAACCCCAGTAAAAACTGAAGCTATAAATGTCGGATCTATTTTCTGTTGTGGGACACCTGGAATAGCTACGTAATTTAGAGTCAAAATTCCGCCCGACCACACCAACACACCCAGCCGTACAAATGTACTTATGATTGCTGCTTGCTCTTCTTGGTCTGGGAGAATGGCATCTTTTAGTTTCCCAAGAGCACCTTTCTTCTTTTCTTCTTTCTTATTCTCTGCTGAGACATCGCTGCGAACTTCAGACATACAAAAATAAGGTAACTATGTTATATAGTCACCTTAAGTATTTTATTAGAATGGATTTGAAGCTGCTTGATCAGCAGGAGCAGAAGCTTGTGGTGCAGTAGGAGCAAGATCAGGAGTACCGATAGGTAAATCACTACCCAGTCCTCCAGCAGCACCACCAAGACCACCGAGTCCACCAGCACCACCAAGGACTGCCTCCATTGCTTTTTCTTTAACGTCTTCTATTATTGCTTCCCGATTAACGTAAACGTAACCAGCAGTGCCAACAACGGCAACAGATACAGCAGTAGACGCAAGAGCAAGTACATTAATTAACTTTTGCATTGTCTTTAAATAAGTATTTTATTTATATCGTTCACCAGTATAGTATGCTTTGAAGTAACTTGCAAGCCCATTAGTAGTATATTGTTTCTCGCACCACTCATGAGCACATTCATATATTGCTGTTGCAGGAGACGATGAACCAAAGTTCGCCATCAATAACCTTAAAGAGTCCTGTCTTAATTTAAATTTTTCTTCTGTCAATTCTTTTCCTAACTCCTCAAACTCCTTTTCAGTAGTACCATTAACTCTGGTATCAGTCTGATCGTAAGTAACGTTGTTAGGCATTGTTCTAAAGAGTGTGTTCTTATTATATTATACTATTATGAATTGTCAAACGTTAAAGTAGTAACCAGTATAATTAATGTCCCTATTGAAACTACTGTCAAAAATAATCCCATAGTGCAGTGCTCTAAGATGTTCATATCATTCCCAATGAACCTGCTGTTATACCTACACACACAAAAAATCCAAACTCTAGAAGATCTCTAGAGCCTGGAGGAATTGAATTTAAAAGAACTGCAAGTGGTATCATTGAAGAACAAATGAAAACACATTAGTGTATGCTGTTGCTGCTAATACGCAACCAAAAACTATGAAAGGCATTTGATTAAAAATAAAGAAACTACTCCGACCATTGCTAAACGACCATTCCATCGTTCAGCGAATCTCCAATAATGGTGATTCCAATCTATCATACTCCTGAAGGGACAGGTACTGTTTGCATCTGCCCCACTCTTACTCCTTTACCACCTTGGAAATCATCATCGTCATCATCATTGACTGCTCTCATAATAAGTTCAACCAATACTAAAGCACCTATGGGGTAAAAACACCATAGGATTGCTGTTAGTGGAGATATACTGTCTGTTGCGGCTACAAAGTCGCCCATTTGTTTTCCTTTGCTGATAAAGTATGAGTAAGTATTTAGTTATGTAAAGTATTTGAAGTGGGTATATGCACCTACGACTGCCCAAAAAGCAACCATTGCAAACCTACCGTTGGCTCTCTGCCAAATTGCTACGTTAGACATCTTAAAATACTCCTGGAATAATTTGACCTGTGAATGAGTAAGCACCTAGTGCTGCTACTATTCCGATCATGGCCATCCAGCCATTAAACTTTTCTGCTTCTGGTGTCATTGATTTTCTCCTTTTTGGATTGAGGGTTAAAAGTGACTCGCTATGCGAGTGGTGTAAAGACCTTGGTGATCTAAAAGATGCCAGGCATAACTGCACCGAATAGGATGTAGTTATGGATTGCTGCAAAGAATCCAATCATCGCTAGGCGACCATTGACCATCTCAGCATTCTCCCAGTATCCAGGATAGTTCTCAACCATTCTCATTTCTGGTTCAGAAGCAAATATGTTTTGCTTACCATACTCTGTGGTTGTGTAACGATCCATACTGGATGTTGAACTTGTCATTCGTTCATTAAGAAACGTAACATAATTATATAGTAAAGATTAAATCTTGTAAAGTTTCTTTAC